TGGCATTTATAACACAGCACTTGATAGCCTGACGCTTCTAGGAACATTCTGTCTATGTAGGTGTTCCAATCTACGAAGCCGACTTCTGGTTCTACAACTGGGTCTATATGATCTACTGCTGCGTTGTTTCGTTTACGTTTACGTCCTTCCAGTGGTGGTAGAGTTGCAGCTCCTTCTGCACCGCATCCTGCACACTTATACACTCCTCTACGCACCCATGCTGCCTTTTTAGCATCGTGCTTGACACCCCATTTACTGTGAGCGCCGCGCAGTGCTGAAACAATGAAGGAACGAAAACGCGCTTCTGTCCATCGTCCGTTATTCCTCACCTTTGAAACTCCATATCTCGCCTTCGTGTCTACGTAGCCAGAGCATCCTACCATTCTCTATCACTCTGTCTTCGTCACCGTCATAAAGCTCTACGCACTTGTTGTAGTAGTCCTGTTCAGTAACACAGTCCTCTAACAACTTAGCTGACTTCTTCTCACCAATACCGTAAATGCCTACGATGTTGTCTATACGGTCACCCATCAGTATCTGGCGATAGAAGAACAGCATACCTTCTTCTGGTGTAACGTAGTAACGCTTATTCTTTACAAAGTTAAAGTGCCATCCTGGAATCTGATCAAAATCTTTATCCAAGGACACCATAATAGCTTTGTCACCGTGCGTTGTTCCTGCAATGGCGATAGCATCATCTGCTTCTTCGCCTTCGGTGACAACAGCAGCCCAGTTGTCGATAAGGTGTTGCCTCAGTGCTTGTATGTGTACTGGCTTTGCCTTGTCTTTCCTGTTACCTTTGTAGACGGCGGTAGAGGCATATTCTGTCCTGAAATTGCCTTTACCAGTGAGATACAGAACATAGTGTGAGGTTTCCTTGTCAGCACTAAGCTGACCTAAAATGTCTTCAATTAAATCATCCATCTTGTTGACGGCATCGCTCTCAGACTTTTCATTACACGACCAGCCTACACGGTAGACCAGTATGTCTGCATCAATTAAAATCACAAGGCTTCGTCCATGTTGACTTCTGCCACAACAGCTTCACCGCCGCTGTAAGGAATCAAGTCTGTGACTACTAGCTTGAGCAGTGTAGGGCTGCGTCCTGCTTGGCCTGCTGGTGACTTCCAGTCGTAATGGCTGATTACTGCTTTAGCTTTAGAGCCGTTGCCTACTAGAATGCCTTTGATCTCAGAGCCGTCTGTGTCGTAGATGCGGATAGGGTGGCTAGACTTACAGGTAATGAAGTCACCTTGACCGTCTTTACGGCGCACGTTCAAGCCTTGTCGTTCAAGAGCTTCTACTGCTGGTTTAGACAACTGAGCCAAGTCTACTTGAAACTTACCTGACATACGGTTTACTTCTTGTAGGTTAGACCACATCATCTCTGCGTTGATTGTTACTGGTTTTGCTTCGTTCATAATATCACCTTTGTTAAAGTTGCTGTTTTAGATCACAACTGATCTATGTATATTATACCATTTCTGGTATGCTTTTGTCAATGGGTTTCAGCCCAATTGTTTCCTACGTTATACTCACCATCTAGAGGGCAGCGTAGTTCTAGAACATCTCCTGCTTCTCTGATGGCGCTTACTGCTGCTTTGCCTACATTGTTTGCAAAGAACTCTGGTACTTCTATCTGGAACTCGTCATGCACGTTAGCGACTAGCTTGTGTGGTATGTTGTATGTCGATAAACGATCAGCTAGTAACACCAGCGCCTGTTTCATTACAACAGCGCCAGCGCCTTGTAACAATGTGTTTAGTGCTGCGTGTTCACTTCTTACACGCAAGCGTCTGCCGTCTAGTGAGGGCAGTGTACCGCTACTGGCGAACTTCGCTACACGCTTTTTAAGACTGTCTAGTGCTGGTGTGTTGCGTAGGAAAGAGTTGATTAGCTTCTCACCTTCTTTGTAACCACCACCAACTATCTGACCTATCTTAGCTGCGCCAGCGCCGTACAAGAAAGCATATATAAACGTCTTTGCTTGGTTTCGGTCAGTAAGTCCTGCTGCTTTCATATTAGCTGTGTGAATGTCACCGCTTAGTATCTCGTTGGTGTAGTTCTCATCACGCATGTAGTGTGCAAGCATACGTAGCTCTAGACCACTAGCATCAATACCAACTAGCTTGTGATGATCAGGAACAGTCCAGAATGATCTACACTCTTTACCATACGGTGCAGACACTGACGGTATTTGAGCCATGTTAGGGCTGTGGTGCGTCATACGGCCTGTTACAGCACCGTTAGTGATAACTCTGCCGTGTACCCTACCGTCCTTCTCAAATGACAACCAAGAGTCTATCTGCGCTGTTCTCTTCTGTAGCATTAGATACTCGTATATCATCTTAGCTTCTGGTATGTCGATACCTTCCAGCACTTTCTCGTTAACAATGATAGCGCCTTTCTCTGTCTTCTGTTTAAACTTAACACCTACGCTTTGTAGCCTTTCAGCTATCTGTTTACGCGAGCCTACGTTAAACTCTGTCACCTTGTCCTTCAGGCGCTTCCCTGTCTTCTCGCTCCAACGCTCCTCCACTATTGGTGGAAACACCTTCTGTAGTTCCTGTGTTATCTGGTTCATCTTGTGTGTTAACTCTACCCAGAGAGAGCTGGCTTGTTCTACGTTGAGAGCGAAGCCGTTGCGCTCCTGTTGAGCCGTAATGATGTACACCTTCTCTTCTAAATCTACGCATTGATCACTGAATCCTTCGTCTTTAAGTTGTTTGTTTAAGTGTTTATAGAGCCTAGTGGTGAGTGCCACGTCTTGTCTGCAATACTTCACCATCTCATCGGACAGACCACCATCGTAGTCGTGAAAGTCTATCTTATGATCTCCAAAGCGTTTGCCCCACGAGTCTAAACTGTGTCCACCTTCTAGTGACGGATTCCACAGCCTGCTACGTGCTAGTGTGTCTTTGAGTTTGCTAGGGTCTATAGTCAATCCCCACTGCTTCTCCAGCACTGGTGCGTCAAAGCCTATGATGTTGTGACCAATAACACCAATTGAGTCACGCAATACAGGTTCTAGTGTCTCAGCACTGTAGTGTTCTAGCATCTCGCCAGTGTCTACGTCCTGAGTTACTGCCACCCATATAATGTCGTGCTTAGTGTTGGTTTCTATATCTAGTGTAATCAACATAATACTGACTCGCTTTGCTTTCTTTGCTGCTGTGTCTGTCGTAGGGGTTAGTATACTTTATATCAGCTTTACGCTGCTGTAGGTCAACTACCCAGTTTCCAATCTTGCTCATATTCTTGACTCTCCACAATGTTGTCTGCTTCTGATCGCAGGTCTTCTCTGTCAATCGTGTTAATGTCGTTGTCGGTATAAAAGTAGCAATCATTGCACATATCTAAATAATCGCCACTCTGTACTGACTTTCTAGTAGATTCAAAATCCGTTAATGCCTTGTTACACGCTATACATCTCATCACAGTGCTTCCTCTTTGATTTCGTTCATTCTACCAGTGTCCTGTTGAAATAGCAACCCGCCTGCCTTGCCTGTAGTGCCACAGAAGCGATTCTTCAGCACTCTCACATAGGTGGTGTTACGCTCTGTAGGGTCATCAGCCTGTCCATTACGTTCTAGTCCTATCACCATATCTGATAGCTGTGCAATGGATGCAGAGCCTCTTAGCTGCGACAGTGAACTAGCTGCGCCTTCCTCATGGCCTTTGCCGTCTGGACGCTTCAGGTGACTAACCATAAACAATGTGATACCAGTCTCTTGCACTAACATACGTAGCTTGGTGCATATCTCGTCTAGCGCCTTACGTTCATCGCCGTTGCTTTGAGCTGATACAACAATACTGACGTGATCAAGAAAGACATACTTCGTGTCTAACGCTTTAGCCATGTAGCGACAGCGGGCAACAATGTTATCAACACTGGTGCTGCCGAAGTGGTCAAACAGAAACATTCTCTGAGTACCCATAGTGTTTTCAAATGCTTCCCAGCGTTCGTCTTCAGTGCTTTCTGTGTCTGGTAGGTGTAGTGGTTTATTAGCCGCTAGTGACATAAGCGACAGTGCAGTCTTTCTGGCGTTCTCTTCTAGGAACAATAAGCCTATGTTCTGATCAGAGTTATTGAGTATATGCCACACTATCTCACGAACAAACTGTGACTTACCTAGTCCTGAACCTGCTGTGATTGTTATCAACTCTGCTTCTCTGATGCCGTAGGTTAGCTTGTTAAGGCTGTCCCACGGGTACATCACTGCTGACTTCTCTAGAGGCTTGTTAACCTCTTCCCAGAGTGCTGCGCCGTTGATGATACCATCTGGTACAAACTTCTCTGCCGCCCAGAACGCTGCTGTAAAGTCTTTGATATTGTTATCCATCAAATAGTCGTTAGCATCTTTATAGCCTGAGGGATGCTTCATTATAGATGACTTACCACCAAACAACTCTGCAACCTCTCTAGCTGCTTTCTGCCCTACATCGTCACTATCAAAACATATAACAATAGCGTCGAAGCTGTCTAGGAACTCGTAGGCTGCTTTACAGTCCTTTAGGGCTGCGCTAGCGCCATTACGCACACTAACACAAGGGTACTTACTGCCTTGCATCTGATAGCCTGCGGCAGCGTCATACTCGCCTTCAAAGACAGTGACATACCTACCACCACCGTTAAACAGGTTTTGACCAAACAGCGTAGCATCTTTCCAGTCACCCACGGTAGAGAACTGCTTATCTGGTAGCCTAACCTTCGCAGCTACGGGGATTGTGTCGCTCTCTTCACCGTAATAACTGAAGTAGGTTTTCTCTGGTGTGTCTAATATGCCATAGGTTTTACAGGTGGACGTTGTAAGCCCTCTGGCGGGTATTGCAGCATAACGCCCAGTAGTAAGTAGATTCTCCACAGCATTAAAGCTAGGTTTTGCTTTAGGCTCGTAACTCTTTGGCACTTCAATGCTAAACTCTGCATCATCTGTTCTGGTGTATGTGCCGCAGGAATGGCAGTAAGTGCTGTTCTCGTTAACCTGTAGCGCATCTGAACTGCCACAATCAGGGCATGGTTGGTGCGTTAGTAAACTCATTGTTCAATTTCCTCATATACTCTACCTAGTGATATAACCATTAATGGTAGTAACAAAATAGTCCCTTGAAAAGGTTTTGTTATTAACTCTTCTGTGTAGATATTCTGTACGTATACAGGTCTTGAATCAACGAATTCCAGATCAAAACCAACACCATTGCGTATCTCTATACTGAAACTTCTACCGAATATTGTTGTATAAAACATATTATTTACCTTTGTTGAAAATCATATCGTATTCTGTGGACTCTGCTATAAAGCGCATTACCTCATTGGTACTGACTCTATAGAACTTTGCAGCTTCTTGCAAGCTAAACACGCCCCTAGCTATATCTGCTGACGCTTTCATCACCGCTTGTACCTCTGGCGATAGTTCACCGCCGTTGGTCATATACTCTTTAAACATTAGCTATACTCCTTTTTAACCACTTAGCAGAGAGTTTATCGCTGTCTGACTCCAATATAGGCCAGACAATAGGCTTTTCAGCCTGCCGCAGCTCTCTATCTCCAAAGCTATCTTTATAGCCCATTCTATTGTGCAGTGTACTTAGTGCTATTTCAGTAATCAAATGCAATTCTTTAATGGAATAACGCGCCTTTGGCACTAATTTAACATGATTACTATTATTAATATACATTTTTATCTTATTCGACATTGTTTTATCACCTTTTTTATGATAATTTGGACTTTATAGTTCTTTAGCGCACTTTCTTATAACCATTAATTGTTATCTTTCTTACTCTCTAAAGCATCTTTAGAGTCTCTAAAGTGTTTGTTTAAGTAAAACTCCATCTCACCGTGCAAAGCCTCTATTAAATCAATATCATCTTCATCTGGTAAGAAGTCTTTCTTTTGTTTGCAATAGTCCCAGTTAACCATAATATCCTTTAGTAACATGTCGCAGTCTTCAATGACTCTATTACGGGAAACAGGTTGTTCATCTGTTAGATGTTCGTCACCGTGGACGTTATCAAACCTACCGCTACCGTTAAAAATATTCATTGTTCTATCTCTCTATTGTTGTTTGAAAATACTATCTTACAGCTTGTCAACATGGAATGCAACCTCTCTCTATTGTAAGACAATTAAGCCTCTCTATAGACTCTATTACTGGAGACAGGTTAACCAATAGCCATAGAACCTCCAGAATAGCCGTCTAAGCGCGTTTAAGGTTTATTATGA